AGGGCTTTCGCCCTCGCTGGCTGGCAACAGCACCCTGCAGAGTTATCTCTGCTTTCATACGGAGACATCATCATGGTACCTAAACGTAAACTCGTTGAACAGTTTCATGCCCAATCGGACATGCACTATTCATGGGTTTATAGTCGGGACTATGATGTTCTTCTTCGTTCGACTGGCCATAACTTTCGTGATGGCCATTGGACTAACGATGAGTCTGGCTCGTTTCATCAGTTTTCGATTCGAGAACCAGCTGCTCTCTCGGAGTCGTTTCCCTTCACTTTTCCCTCTTATGAGAGAAAAGGTACTGGAGACTTCCCTGGAGTTGCGATTCCTGGCAGGTTTCGTGTCTGTATCACACGTGGCTATGACAGCTCCGTGTACTACGGCCCGTTTGCCAACCAGCGAATCCCGTTAGTCGTTGACCCTCTTTACTCTGACCTCGTCCTTTCGCTTAATGCGCAGGGAACGAGTTTTATAAAGAGGGCACGCCCGGGGAACCCGTCCGCGAACCTCTTCCAATTTGTTGGAGAGCTTCGCGAGATCCCTCGTATACCGCGTCTTAATTATTCTGGCCTCAAGTCCTTTCGGGATTTGGGCGAGAACTATTTAAACGTGGTATTCGGATGGAAGCCCTTTGTTAAAGATCTGTTGGATATGTATAATACCCAGCAGAAACTCGAGAAGACTTTGAAAAAGCTTCGCGAGAACAATGGACTTATCGTCCGGAGGCGTGACAAGAAGAAGACCTCAACGGTCACGTTGTCTAGTACGACCGGTTCCCTTAATGTCCCTTTCGGGCATTTAGGGGACACCACCATTGGTGGCACGTCGGATCTAGAAGGGTACTATGTCGGAGGGCCTACTGGCTGCTCTGATCTAGCACTCTCATCTTTCACGGGTCAGTGCGATTACACGTACTCCGTGAAGGATACAACGACTACCTGGAATTGTGGTAACTTCGGTTACTACGTTCCAGATATCGGGTCTGACCGTTGGACGGAAAGAGCGAAAAGAGCTTTGTTTGGGCAAAATCCTACGCCCAGCCAGCTCTGGGAACTCCTTCCGTGGTCATGGTTGATCGACTGGTTTGCGAATGTGGGAGACATTATGTCTAACCTATCCACAAACGCAGTCGACAACGAGACTTGGACTAATTGCTTCTCTATGCGTACTGTTGATCAGTCACACGAGATAGTAATTAGTAACCATTGGGATCATCTCACCGGTTCTTACGGTTTCGATGTACCCGCTGGTGCTGCGAGCCTTGTTTATTCTCGTCATGAGATAAACAAGTATCGTAGACAAGCCTCTCCGTATGGTTTCGGACTAGATTGGCCGAACTTTTCAGTTCAGCAAATTCTAGTCCTTGCTGCCCTCGGGATTACTCGAGGGAAACCTTAACACTAGGATACTTCGATGCTCGCTGACCCCTTTGTGCTTGGAACCGTTGTTACCACCGCCCTGGTAATGGGTACGAATCAATCGTACCCACGAACAGGAGGTGATAACCTTGGTTCCTCGTATCGCTTCCTTGACGTTGACGGTAATGACTGGGTTCTCAGTGTGAAGCACCAGTACGGTCGGACCCGGAATCGTTTCACCCTTAGGGCGGACGTTTCCGGACTCGTTCCATCTACTGCTGTTCCTGCTGAGAATTCATCATTTAGTCAATCGTGCTATGTCGTTTTCGATTGTCCGGTTTCCGGACCAATCGTGACGACTACCACGGTCGGGGCGATTGATCGTCGTCTCTGCTACGCCGTCGGCCAAAATTTAGTCGGGGCCGCAGCAGTTGACCCGCTCTTTCTTTCCCGTATCGTCAAAGGTGGCGAAACGTAACACCTAGGGGTCACGAGCCTTGGAGATGTCTGTTCCCTGAAAGGAGCACCATCTGAAAAGCCTCGTAGAAATCCTAGTGCACATACTGCATGACTGCAGTATGAGGTGTGGTGCCAACCCCAATCGTGACATTTTAACTGTCACGAGGAGGACTTTGAATGAAGGTGATAGCTTTCTCACTATCACTCTTCCGTCCTACGCTCAAGGACTCGAAAGAGCCCTTGAGAACGGACGCCTCTCACCAGCTCTCTTTCCGAAATTTCGGTTTCGGAGAGGAACATGCTGCCCCCAATTTCTTGGAGGGTACATGGAGAGGATTTTTAGTCCTGATGGAGTACTCCGCACCAAAGCGGATCCGGATTGCGTCTTTGCGATTAGACAAATTTGTCTATTTGCGAAGAAGCTTAAACTCCCGTGCACTCGCGCGAGAGAAAAAGCTGCCGAGTCCGCCTTTGTGCAATGTGAGAATGACCTACGTTCCCATGACTCCGATTATAAGCTCGCTGACATTTTTCATCGTGTCAGCGGTATTATTTGGAGTGATCTGGTTAGCGGGGATGAAGATCCCTATAATCAGTTCATTCCTCGGCATGGTCCTGGAACAACTGCAGAAGGTCTAAGAGGAAATGCTAAGTATGCGTTTCCTTCCTGGCCTCTGAGGTTGGAACGATCATTCCCATTCAGTGAATTCGGAATCGGATCGATTTCGAATTTCCCTGATGGGTTTGAAAGTCATCCAGTTCGTATGGTCATCACCCGGGACGAAACTCCCGTGAGGGTAGTTTTCGTCCCTAAGACCCAGAAGACGCCTCGTGTAATTGCTATCGAACCTGTATGCATGCAATACATACAACAAGCGATAGCTGCTTGGTTGATACCCCGGATTGAGCACCGGTGTTCGTATACGTCTGGGCACGTTAACTTTCGTGATCAGAGTATAAATGCCAAGCTAGCACTTCAGTCATCTCGTGATGGCGATAAAGCCACCATTGATATGTCTGAAGCTTCCGACCGAGTGTCTTCTCGCCTTATCTGGTCCATGCTTGCATCTACCCCCGAATTTAGGAGGCAAGTGTTTGCATGTCGCTCGACAAGGGCAAGCCTTCCCAATGGCATCACTTTACCATTGAGGAAGTTTGCGTCTATGGGTTCAGCCCTCTGTTTCCCGATCGAATCAATGGCGTTTTATATCGCCGTTATTTCGATCTTGATCCAGAAGGCAGGAGTGCGCGTCACTCCCGTTTCTGTACGGAAGTACAGTTGCGGGGTGTATGTCTACGGGGACGATATTGTTGTTCCCG